TATAAAATATGTTTCCATGAGACTATTATAGCACAGTCTCTCTAATGTGCAAGTATTTCCTTCATAATGTAATCTGTTGGTAATATTGGGTCTTCTCCGAACAGATTCAACTGTAATTCTTCTGCTTCTGTGTAAATATCGTCCTTATTCTTTCGGCAATGGTGCCAATAGAAGGTGCCATTCTCTCTTTTATAGAAGTAACTGGTGTTATGAGAGTCAATTGTGAACAAAGCAACTGCATAAGGGTACTCTCTGACCCGATTTGGGTCTGGTTTGCAAGATTTTCCCATGTCAGCATACATGGGTCGAGCACCACTACCATGAGGAGTGGGCAAATTTCGCCCATGATCACCAAATAAGTCGTATCCTTTGCTCATTTTCGGACGACTACAACGTCTCCTTCGCCATCATCTTCGTCTTCATCCTCTGATGCATGAAAAACGAGCAATTCTGTACCGCTTTGAACGTCTCTCATCTCTGGGTGAACGTTAGTTTGGACTGGTTGACCCAATGCTTTGAAAGATTCTGTCATACTTTTCCACATAAAGACGATGGCAGAGACCAAAGTCGTCATGAAAAGTAAAAAATAGAGGAAAAGTACGGTTGAGTTCATTGTCTGATCACATTTTTGAGATTTTGTAGTATATCTCCTTCAACTCTTTGAGTAATTTTGTCTAAAATATCGATATCGATGCCCATAAATGGAGGAACAACTCCTAAAAGACGTAATAAACCGTCTACGAAGAACGCTAAAACAGTAAAACCAAGAATCATACTGATCACAGTGGCATCTCTGTTGTGTTTTCTCATTGATGCTTCATCAATTGCCTTCGCTTCTGCCAATGCAGCAGCAATAAGTTCGTCAACCTCTCTTCTTGTGTAGGTTGTCTCTGGCATTTTGAATTGCACCTTGGCAAAAACATCAGAAATTGGTAAATTTTTGGTTATTTTCTCGGTCATAGTTACTTGAGGAGAAGGTTTGCCCATGCTGCTATCACCAAAAGGGTCAAGCATAATTGATTATACCTCATAGTTGTATGGTTTTCCCCAGTATAGCGGTAAACTACCATACTTGTCCACCCATTGTTGGTAAACGGGGAACAATGGTCTTACTTTATTGTATAATTCATCTTGTAACCAGTATTTATCACTTGTCCACTGGTCTTGAAGACCCAACAACTCAGGAGCATTGGGTCCACAGTCGGGACAATAGACATTTTGATGGATTTTTTTGATGTCATAGTCTAGAAAGTCGGATAATCTTTGCTTTTCTCTCTCTTGTTGGTCACCTTCCCACAATTGTTCCATTATGATGACATGAATCGGGCAGACTCTCTCCCATTTCTTAATAATTTCAACATAATTCCAATAATCATGTCGTCTTATCTTGTCAAAAAAGTGTTCAGTGAGTTGTTCTTCACTATTCCACTGCTCTTTTGACTCAGGACCCCAAAAACTGTTCACTTCTGACCATAATCGACGAATCGGGTCTCTTACAATCATCAAAACCTTGACATCAAAGTCTTCAGAAAGTCTTTCTACTACCTCATGACAGAATTTTTCTGGTAATTGAGCGTTTGAATTTGAGAAATCACCAACTGCCTGATATGGGCAGTTATTCTCTTGTAGATGCTTCCAATGAGTTTTGTAATATTGAATGTATTTCTCAAATAAAGGGTTCTTTACATAGTCATCTATTTCTTCCTGAGTAAAGAAGCAGTCTTTTCTCACACTAGCAAAAACACCCTCGACTCCATCTGATGTCAGGACTGTATCTGGGTTTTTCTCTAATTCTTTCAATAACTCTTGATTCTTCTGAAGAACTGTTTTTGCCCACTTACGATTTCGTTCAGATCTTGATTTACCACTAAATTTCTTTTGCTTTCGTTCACTATAAAATCTTTCAGAACTACTCATACTCAAGAAATCAAGATATTCACCCTCTTTCTTCAATCCAGTGTGCATGTATTGATTATCCAGTTCTAGAGTATACCAAAGTGGAGTTGTTGCCGACCACCCAGTACCCGAACTGATTATAAACTTAGGTTTCATAGTGGTTTACCAGTTTGATAGTCTAAAGGGACTCCCCAATACAAAGGAAGCGACCCATAATAGTCCTCCCATTCATCATATACGAATTGAAACTTTTCTTTTGCTCTGTAATATAGTTCTGGTGTCATTTCAAATAAATTTTGACCCATAAACTGACAAGCAGTATCTTTATCATACTCGATAAGATGTCCTCGATCAGGTGAATATTGGTTTTTGTATAGATCTGTGATTGGATGGTCAAGAAACTCAGAAAGTTCCTTTTTGGCAGTTCCGTCGCCTTCCCATAATTCCTCCATCACCACTGTATGATTGCTTTCTTCACCCCATAACTCATTATCCTCCTTAATTCTCTCAATATAGGAAGGAGGATTGAAATGATCTGGAAAATCCAAAGTCTCAGGACATTTGGCAAGATACTGTCCGAATGCTCGACGAATTGGATCACGAAAAATCTTGATTTGCTTGAATTCAAACTCAGTTTTCAGTGCTCTGTAAAAATCACGGATAAATGGTGTCAAATGATAAGTCCAACCACTACCAACAGACTTATATCCCTTTGTTATCACATGCTCATATAGTGCAGTATAAAAATTGATGTATTTTTCGATTTTAGGTCTACCTAATACCAAAGTCTTGAAGTGATTTGTTGAAAAATCTCTGAGTGGTTCAAGATCTTCTGTTGTATTCATATTATGAGAACCTATTTTTCCGATTTGGTAGTTTTCCCAAGTATTTGTAAGAACACGTTTCGATAGTTCAGGACATTGAGGGGCATCCTTGTATCTGACGCCTTTACTAAAGTACCTGAACGCTTTAGTGTAACCAAAGTGAGCATATTTTGATTTTCTTTGAAGAGTATAGACCAATGGCGAGGTCGCTGCCCATCCATACTTACTCAAAAGTAGAAATTTAGGTTTTTGCATAGTTATATGGTTGACCCCAGTATAAAGGAAGACTCCCGTATCTGTCTACCCACTCTTCGTAGATAGAAAACAGTGGTTTGACCTTATTATACAACTCTTCTCGTAAAAAATACTTGTCAGATGTCCACTGGTCTACAAGACCGGGATATTGAGGTGCATTTGGTCCATAATCGGGTGAATAGACATTCTGATGAATTTCTCCGATGTCATAATCCAAAAATTTGGATAATTTGTATTTTTCTTCGTCTTGTTCGTATCCTTCCCACAATTGTTCCATAATCACAACATGAACGGGTGCAACTTTTTCCCATTTTTCGATAATTTTCAAATAATTGTAATATCGCCTTGTCATGACTCTTTCAAGAAACGCTCTTTCAATACTTTCTTGATCACCATCTAAAAAAGCACCACTTTCAGACCAGAGTCGGCGAATTGGATCTCTGACGAGCATAATGACCTTGATATCAAAGTGTTCTTGTAGTTTTGGTATTGTAGACTCTATAAACGACTCTGAAAGAAAAGCATTTGAGTTAGAGAGGTCTGCAACTGCTTGATAGGGGCAATTATTTTCTTGCAACGTCTCCCAAACCCTTTTGTAGTAAGTGATGTATTTTTCGAGTGTGTAAGGTGGTGTGATAAAGGCATCTATGTCTTCTTGAGTCAAATATAGGTCTTCTCTGATCGCTGCAAGTGATCCTTTGTAATTCCAAGTCGGATGCTCGCTTCTTATCTCTCTCATCTTGGTTTTTTTGTATTCATCTCTTTCTGCCAGAACTCTCTTTGCCATTTTCTTCGTTTTTTCAAAAGATGACAGATTTTTCAATTTTTTATCATGAAAACTTGATCTCAGTCTTTCTTGAGGTGTCATTGCTAACAAACTAAGATATGAACCTTCTTTTCTGAATCCTGTATGTAAATACTTGTTATCCAACATCAATGTGTACCACAAGGGAGTTGTTGCCGACCACCCAGTGCCCGTACTCATAATAAACTTCGGTTTCATATAGATAATAGTACTATACCAAATATGTATGCTTCTAAGCAAACCTTCAGAGTATCTTTATGAAATGTTGGCGAGTAATTATGGGAAGGCGAAAAAGATGTGGAGAAAACATATAAAGGAGGCGTGGGATTACAAGTGTGCATATTGTGGTGAATACGGTGATACGATAGATCATATACATGCTCAGACACATGGTGGGCAGAGTGAATTGACAAATATGGTTTGTTGCTGTGATAAGTGCAACAAAGACAAATCACACGAAGCAGTGGAGATCTGGTACTTTCAACAAGAGTTCTTTGATCAAAAACGTTGGGAGGCAATAGAAGTGTGGAGAGCATCACTTGCTCCTGCTCAAAGAAAGAGATATATAAGAGGACGGGGAGGTATTCCCACTAAGTGCATTGTTTTATGATTTTCGTAAATGGAGATAGCATCTCCTTTGGATGTGAACTCTCTGCTGATGATATGGAATATATCGAAGAGCATAGGTTCTCAAATATTATAGGAAAGAAACTAAACAAAGAAGTAGTCAATATATCAAATGTTCAAAGGACAAATGACTCTATTGCAAGATCAACAATAGAGTGGATAGAGTCGCATAGGAAACCAGAATTTGCAATCATACAATTTGGACCTGACAAGAGGTTTGAATGGTATGATGAGAATGAGGGTTGGATAAAGATATCTCCGAATCGTGTTGACACTAAAAAGTACTTCAAAGACAAGAAGATAAGAAGAGTGCCTGCTTTGCCTGCTGCAATAGCATACTACAGGGATATTGATAATCTACATGTGAGACAGATGAATATGTGGAAGAACGTATTTCTATTGGAGTCTTACTTAGAGTCTGAGGGTATTCCTCACTACTTTTGGTATGGTAAGGGTAACCCAAGAGAAGAAAATCGTAAACTGGATGATTTAGACATATCGTATAGGAATCTGTCTTGGTGGAAAGACATGGAAGAAATGTGTGATATAATAGGAACAAAGAATGACAATCCAGAAAACTACCCTGTCTCTAAAACAAGTATGGTAAGTATGAATTGGGGGGCAGCAAATGGCATTCATCCCAACGAGAATGGGCACAAACTACTAGCGGAGCACTTACTTGCACATATTATTTAATGGAGACTCATGGTGTTGGGGTTATTCTCTAGAGAATAGAGATGACAGATATGCTTGTGTGCTGTCAAAGACTTTGAAGTCTGATTTTACCGATCTATCGTTTCATGGTTGCAGTAATCGAAGAATTGTAAGAACCACACTAGAACACGATATAAGCAAATACGATTTGGGAGTAATTTGTATGACATTCAAGAATCGTACAGAATTTCATATCGATGGTAAGTGGGAGAATGTAAATCCCGGTAGGAAACACGGGGAAATGTTCCTAGATTACTACAGAGATTACTACAGCGAACGATATGGTGAATCTGATGAGTTTATTTTTAGACAGGCAATCATAGATCACTTCAAAGCAAACAATATACCACTGTTACTTCTTACAGTTGCAAAAAACTCTAAATTAGAGTATGATCTACTGATTGACACACCTGACATTCCGTTAGGAAAAACAAAACACCCTGATAGGGTGGGTCACCGTATTATTGCACACCGAATACATGAAACGCTTCGTCAAATGGATAAAATTCCGCTATAAGATGTGGAAACTTCGTAGGGAGGATCCTTATGACTATGAGGATTAGACTATATAATACAGAGTGTGTAGTTTTATGAGTTATTCCGTATATCTCGATAAAAAGATTGCATTCCATCATCTCAGTGAGGAAGAGGCATTACGGCGACAAGAACTATTTCGCCAAATGATAAATGCCGGTGTAAAAAGTTGTTACACTCCAGAACAGGTGACAATCAAGTATGACTCTATATAATAGAAATAGAGAACAAACTTACTTATGATCTTTTCTGCTATTTCTTATTTCATGGCGAACCCACCTGTCTACTTCATCAGAAGTACATGGACAGACCAAGTAACAGTGGGTACCGGTTTGACAGATCTCGAAATGATGGTTACAATGCATATTATAACCGTGCCACTCGTCTTTATGTTGGCATACTATTTGATTTTTCAGAAAAATGGAAAAAGATCCACTATTAGATGAACTGGCAGACGCGATAGCACAAGGTCCTGTCATTTTTACCCCCGATGATTCTTGGGAAGAGAAATTAGAGGAGGCGAAGGATGAAACTTAGACATACACCGTTTACGATAGAGCATGTAAAGAACTGGCATCCTATTCGTTGGGTCAGAAACCAATACAAACTGTGGAAACTTAGAAAGCAAGATCCTTTCAATTATGACGAAGATTAACAAATTATTCGACATAGGTAAGATTTTATATAACTAACTCTGTGAGTTTTCGCCGAGGGGTATAACTTAATATTTCTTTAAGGCGACAAAAGTCGCCTTTTTTTATGGGTTGTTGACGGTGTATAAATTACAATGTATAATGAAATGAAAAACATTTTCTGTAATGGCAAAAGGATTCAAGGTGGTGACTACTCCACCAAAAACAGATAAGACAGATGACGGTGAGTTCTCGATAGAGAAAGCAAGGCAACTTATCAAAGGCAAAGCAATTGTATTCTGTCTTCCCGGTCGAGGAGTATCATATACCTTTTTGAAGAACTTTGTGCAACTCTGTTTTGAATGTGTGCAGCAAGGAGCATCAATTCAGATCTCACAAGACTATTCTTCAATGGTCAACTTTGCTAGATGTAAAGTATTAGGAGCAAACGTACTCAAAGGACCAGATCAGTTACCGTGGCAAGGTAAACTCAACTATGATTTTCAGTTATGGATTGATAGTGATATCGTATTCAATCTAGAAGCATTCTACAAACTTGTGTGGATGGATAAGGATATTGCTGCAGGATGGTATTGTACAGAAGATGGTAGAACTACATCTGTTGCACATTGGTTAGAAGAAGACGAATTTGAACAGAATGGTGGAGTCATGAATCACGAGATGGTTGATGGCATACAAAAGAGAAGAAAACCATTTACATGTGACTATACAGGTTTTGGATGGGTCATGATCAAGAAAGGTGTGTTTGAACATCCTGATATGAAGTATCCATGGTTTGCTCCTCAGATGCAAGTATTTGAGTCTGGTGCTGTCCAAGATATGTGTGGTGAAGACGTTTCTTTCTGTCTTGAAGCAATCAAAGCAGGATTCGAGATTTGGTGTGACCCAACTATCAGAGTAGGACACGAGAAGACAAGAATTATATAAGTACTGTTGTAGTATCACAATATACAACCGACAGAGATGGAAAGGTACGATATATACTTGCAGGGTGAGAAAGTCCGTTCTGACATTGATGAGGAAGAGATGCTTGAGGTAACTCAAGAATATGCAGAACAATTTTATCGTGACGGAACCCCACACCCTGACGACATCGAAGTGAAATACTTGGGTACAGAAACAGAGGACTAGACGTCCTCTTTTTTGTGTGTATAATTAGTACAGGTAAAGTTTATTATGTCAACGCTGATCTGCAATCTACCTGCAATTCATGTGTGGGTGAGGAAGGAATATCTAAGAGACCATAAAGACGGACATGGAGAGTTCGTAAAAGGAGTGTGGGTGTCTGCAAAGTCTATGCCCGGTCGTGCCTTTTACTTTGAGACATATTTGTATGAATATGCTGCATTATTTGACAAACTACCAATCAGTGCATTTGTGTCTTCACCAAAGACTCCAGATCCAGACATGAACCTACCCAACCTACAATTCTGGAACTGTATGGATTATGGAGTCACAGCAATCACAAAATCGATCATCGGAAGTGCGGATTACGAGATTAATACTCGTGATCACGGAAGCATTAGAGGAGAATACATCTGCACACTGGACAACTATCACGACTCTGCAGATAGCATTGACTGTTCTACTGCTGAAACTCCTGCGGAACACAAGTCACACAATCTCATAGCATTAGACAATGGTCAGTTCGCTCTATATCCTAATAACAGGATGAGAATCTATGATAATAGTCTAACACCCCCAGAACCTAAAGTACCCGACTTCAAGGTCTCTACAGAGTACTATCAGGTTGAGAATGGACATGATAACCTAGGTCTTGGTGATCAGGAAGAGTATTTTTGGAAAACACAGAAAGATAGAGAAAAGGGTATGGCAGATATAGATGATATGTACTATCATCATTTTAGTGAAATTCATAAGTCAGACGAAAGATGATATTCAGTGGATGTAGCATTACTTGGGGTGATGAATTAGAGAATCAACAGGATAGATTCAGTACAATAGTATCAAATACAATTAATGTCACAGAGACTAACATATCTCTATGTGGTATTAGTAATGATGCGATTGTAAGAAGAGCAGTATCTTATAATCCAAAAGAACCTGTCATATTGCAATTGACTGTTCCTAGTCGTATGGAATACTTTACACCGGACGGTCCTCAGAAGTTTTCATTACAGAGACAACTGAAGATGGTGCCCTATCGTAGACCAATGAGGACTTATTATACTGAAGTCAATAATGAACATCATCAGATGGAGAATCTGTTCAAGAATCTCTTTGTATTTGAACAATACTGTTATAGTAATAATATAAAGCATGTAGTTCTTTTTGCAGACTGTGATATTGAACTCTCACACGGTCATTGGAGTTCCTTGTGCAAATCTAAGATATGGAATATTTGGAAAGATATATTGGGTTATAAGCATCGTGGTGGACACCCTACAAAAGAGGAACATAGAAAGATAGCAAACTTTCTCCTAGAAACTGTCTAAATAGCACTAAATACACGAGTATTGTATAAAAAGTGCCTCTCAAAAAAATATCAAGGGGTTTCAGGGATATATCATTATCCTTTTCGAGACATCCAATCACAAATGACATATTAATGCTCAAAGATGCAGATGCCATCAAACGTGCGGTGCAGAATCTTGTGAGAATAAAAATTGGAGAAGTATTTTTTAGAAATGATGTAGGTACAAGACTAACAGGGGCACTTTTTGAATTGGCAACAGATGATTTGATCGATCCCCTCGTTAGTGAAATTGAAACTGTTATAACAAACTTTGAACCCAGAGTTAATTTGAAAAATGTCAATGTTTCTTCTATTCCGGACGAAAATACTCTGAACGTTGAAATCTCATACGATATTATAGGTTTGCCCTTACCACAGCAGACAATAGACTTCATTCTAGAACCCACTAGACTATAATGGCTCTTACACAATTTACAAACCTAAACTTTGAGGACATCAAGACCTCTATAAAAAGTTATTTGAGACAAAACTCAAAATTCACAGATTTTGACTTTGAAGGATCAAACCTTTCAATTCTTCTCAATACGTTAGCATATAATTCCTATATTACAGCATATAATACTAATATGGTTGCTAACGAGTCATTTATTGACTCAGCAACGTTGAGAGAGAATGTTGTATCATTAGCAAGAAATATTGGATATACACCTAGATCAAAACGTGCTGCAGTTGGTGTTGTTAGATTCAACTTTACAGGTATATCCTCAACTGCTGCTTCTGTAAGTATTCAACCGGGGGTTTTCGCAAATGCAGGGTTTGATCAGAAAAACTACCTTTTCTCTTTAGCAGAGAAACTAACTGTTCCTGCAAATAAAGGAAAGGCAACAGGTGCTGCTTTAATTCATCAAGGACAATATCTTGAGAAGAAATGGACAATAGATTTATCACAACCCAATCAAGTTTATGTTCTACCTAACAACGGTATTGATTTATCTACTCTGAATGTCACAGTTCAGAACTCTGCTTCTGATACAACTGTAACTAATTTCAAGGGTGTAGATAGCATTGTTGGTATCGATGGAAACTCAAACATATATCTTACACAAGAGACAACAGATGAGAAGTATGAAATTATATTTGGTGACGGTATCTTCGGTAAAAAATTAGAAACAGGTAATGTAGTAACTGCATCTTATATTGTTACAGATGGTCCTACTGGTAATGGTGCGAAGTATTTCAACTTTGCAGGCACTGTAAAGGACGATAGTGGAGCAGATGTGAATACTTTGTCAGTAGAGATACGCACATTGAGGGCAGCAGAGGGTGGAGGTGATATCGAAAGCGTTGAAAGTATCAGAAACTACGCACCTAGAAGGTATGCTGCACAGAATCGTGCGGTAACTGCTACGGATTATGAGGCATTATTACCATCAATATACACAAATATAGAATCTGTGAGTGCATTTGGGGGAGAAGATCTAAATCCACCTCAATATGGTCGTGTCTTTATCGCAGCAAAACCCAGAAATGGTAATTTTTTACCTGATTCTACAAAAACATCTATACTGAAATCTCTGAAGAGTTATTCTATAGCGGGTATTGTTCCATCTTTTGTGGATCTAAAATTCTTATATGTTGAATTGGATAGTTACATTTACTACAATACAAACTTTGTTGGTGCTCCTGACACTCTAAAAACAGATGTTATAGATGCTGTTTCAGAATTTGGAAAACAAGGAGATCTGAATAAGTTTGGTGGTAGGTTCAAATATTCTAAACTGGTATCAGTTTTAGATTCTGTGGATGATGCTATAACATCTAACATCACTAATATAATCATTAGAAGAAATCTAAAATCATTAATAGATCAATTTACACAGTATGAATTATGTTTTGATAATGAGTTTTATCATGAATTAGACTCTTACAATATCAAGAGTACAGGATTCAGTGTCTCAGGGGTCAATGGAACGGTCTATCTTGCCGATAAAGTGGTTCCGGGGTCAGATATAGGTAATTTGTTCTTATTCAAACTCACAGACGCTGTAGACGTTGAGATAGTGTCCACAAACTTTGGTACAGTTGATTATAAGAAAGGTGAGATCATTATAAACACAGTGAACATAACTTCTACACTCTTACCAGAAAATATTATTGAAATACAGGCAGTACCATTATCAAATGATGTTCTAGGAAGAAAAGAGTTGTATTTACAACTCAGCAGTGATAAGAGCAACTTTACTATGAGACAAGATTTGATATCATCAGGAGCGAACTTGTCTGGAACAAGATTTGATGTTCAATCAAGTTATAGTAATGGTAATAAGGTAAGGGGTGCTATTGTTTCAAGTGCATCAGGAACTGGTGGTCAATTAGTTGGTTATGTCAATGGGCAAGCGTATTACGGTCCATTCCACACTATGACAGATGGAACTAAAATGACCGGTTCTGTTCACTCAGTAAATAGTGTACAGATTCGTGATACTCTCACCTCAATCACACCCGTGAATACATCTTCGTCATCAACATCATCAAGTAGCAGCAGTAGTAGTACATACTAATGATAGAAACCTCACTATCCAGAGTCAAAATACATGAAGTAATTGAAAGTCAGATACCTGAATCTATAGGTTCTGACAATCCTGTATTTGGCGAATTTCTAAAGCAATATTACATATCACAGGAATATCAAGGAGGACCAGTTGATATTGTTGAGAATCTTGTTGAGTATAAAAGTCTTGATTTTCTCAATAGCGATAATCTGACTGGATTTACCTCAGTATCGAATTATACTCCTTCATTCAGCAAAACAATATACGTTGATTCGACAAAGGGATGGCCGTCTTCATACGGACTTTTGAAGATTGATGATGAGATAATCACATATACAGGTATAGGTTCTACATCATTTACAGGATGTGTTAGAGGGTTCAGTGGTATTGAGAACAATCAGAAAACGAATGCTCCAGAATATTTGACATTTACTCAATCAGGAGTTTCGACACACGCTGATAAATCACGAGTAACAAATCTAAGTAACATATTCTTACAGAAATTTTTCAAAAAGGTAAAGGGTCAAATTGCACCCGGTTTTGTAAATCGCAACTTTACAGGCAATTTAGATAATCGTCTTTTCCTAAAGCAGGCAAAGGATTTTTATAGTTCTAAGGGTACAGAGGAAGGTTTCAAGATACTCTTTGGAACTTTGTATAATGAAGCGGTTGATATGATCAAACCGCAGGAATTTCTCTTCAAACCATCGGATGCAGAATATACTGTAAATGATGTATTGATTGCAGAAGTTATAAGCGGAGATCCGAAAAAGATTAAGTCTCAATCTATATCACAGGGCGATTATGCATTAGCATCTGTCTATGATGTTGAAAATATAGTTATTCAAGATAAGACTTATTATAAGATACGATTATCTTCAGACACTATTGAAGGTAAATTCTTGCCTAATGTAAGAACTAATCTTACAAGTGAACTTACATCAGGTTCTTCTGTCATACATGTAGATTCAACTGTTGGATTTGCAAAATCAGATTCTGTGACCATAGGAAGGAGAGTTTATGCATATACTGATAAAACTGTTACAGAATTTTTGAATGTCACTGGTGTAGGGACTGTATCAATTGGTGCTACTGTAAATCAAGGTGATAATGTCATATCATATGAAGATGGTAAGTTATATCGTCCAGTCAAACTAAGAGTATTGAATTCTATTGTTGGGTTTGAAGGAAGTGGTGTTTTACAGCAAAAAGGAAGCGAGTATAATATCAAAACTCTTGGATGTAAGAAGACAGATCTTAGATATAGTGAGTGGTTAGAGAATATTGCAACGAAACATGTTGTGCAGGATTTCAAGACAATCTCTGCAGGAAACTATGAACTTATATTGACTGCGAAACATTATTACAAGTCTGGACAACTCATATCTGTCATTGACGCTGATGGTGGATCTCAAGACGGTACGATTACGGGTATATTGAATGATCATGTTGTTTATATCAGTGCACCCTCTCTTTTAGCGAGTAAGAATTATCACATACAAGCAAAACTAAGAAAACAGAACAATAATGTTGCAGATGTACAAAATACCTACGCACAAGGTGATACAGTTGTTACCACATCAAATAGTTTACCTCACTATTCAATTGATGTACAAAAAAGAATTAGAGACTTCAATACTTCTGGAATTTCAACAAGATCTCAAGTAATTAATATACCAGACCACAATTTACAGAATGGTGACATTGTTTTATACAATCCTAGAGTAGCAGGATCGCCTGTAGCGGGTCTCAGCACTGGTCAATCTTATTATGTGACCAATCTGTCTCAATCTACGATTGCACTCTCTCTATCGGCAGAGAACGCTCGTAGAAGTGAATATATCTTTGCATTTGATACTGCTGATATTGGAACAAACACAAATCACTCACTAACTCCATTTGAAGTTGGTTTTGGAACTATTGGTGCTCAAAAATTAGTTCGTAAATTTACACAACCAGAATACGGTTTTCCTAAAGATAAAACTGAAACTGGTAAAGGTGTAGGACTCTTTGTAAATGGTGTAGAAGCATATTCTTACAAATCTTCTGACAAAATTTACTATGGATCATTAGAAACAGTAGATGTATTAAATACAGGATCTGATTATGATGTAATCAATCCACCTCGTATATCCATGCAGCAAGACGGACATACTGGTGTAGGTGCATCTGTTATCGCACATGTGAGTGGTAAATTACAGGAGATACAAGTAACTTCTCGCGGATTAGACTATAAAGGAACTCCTGACGTAAAAATTATCGGTGGTAATGGTCAGGCAACTGCTGAAGCGAAGATGAGACTCGCTCCACATGAAGTATTCTTTGATAGTACCAGTGTTGGTGGTGTTCTGAATACTAGCACTGATAAATTTACATTTACTGAACCACATGGATTCAAACATGGTGAAGAGGTTGTCTACGGAACCGATGGTTCAACGACCATTGGAATTGGCACTACTCCGGGAAATCTTGTTAACAAATCAAGTTATTTTGTCATCAAGAATGACGACTTTACCCTATCACTTGCCAAAACCCGTAATGAGGCACTTGCAGGTATCACAACACTTCCGATTACAACAAATGGTGGTGGATTACATAAGTTTGAAACAAAAGAGTCTAGACTAAAAGTAGACCGTGTAGAAATCATATCGTCAACAGATTTTCAAAATAGAGAGAATACTGTTGATAGTGTTGGTATCAATACCTTTACAGATGTTATAACAATACCTAATCACAGATACTCATCAGGAGAGTTGATAAGATATGGCGGAGGAACAGTAGCAGATATCTCTGGTCTTACAGTAGGAAATGATTATTATGTTGTGAAGATAGATGATAATAACTTTAGAGTTTCCATTTCAACCTCTTTAGTTGATTATGTAGAGATGACTCTACCCGGAACTGGCGTTCATTCTTTCAACTATCCACCGGTATCCGTAACTATTGATGGTACACAAGGAATATCGACTTCTAATGCGACTGCATCTGCTGTGATAAGAGGAGAAGTCGATGGAGTTCACGTAAAAACTAAGGGAGATAATTTTGGTTCTCTCTTTATCAACGATAACTTTAGACCTGACGCGGTGGTTATTGAGGGATCTAAATCAGCATTTGATCCTGTCATTGTCAATGGAAGAATAGATTCTGTATCAATCAAGAGTGGTGGTAAGGACTACTTCAGTGTCCCTGACATGGTTATCAATGGTGATGGTGTGGGTGCTAAACTCATTGCAAGAGTAGCAAACGGAAAGGTTGTAGGTGTAGATGTCATAACGAAGGGTGCAGGTTATACTGATAGTGGAACCACTATCACTGCGAAAACTCCGGGTTCTGGAGTGATAATGTCATCCAACTTGAAAACATGGACTATCAATAATGTTCAACGTTACGCTAATTTTGGTGATGTAAAGGATGATGATGGTTTTTATGGCGAACTGAAAGTGGCAGACAACGGATATCCTTATGTAAATTACTATGCATCTAGAAAATTACGCGATCATTTAGAGGATGATGGCACATCACACTCACCAATATTAGGTTGGGCATATGATGGGCATCCAATATACGGTCCATATGCGACTGCAAATTCTGATGGCACTGGACCTCTAAAATATCTACAATCTAGTTATGCCAAGATATCTGGACTATCAAGAACAAATGGTCCCGCTTTGACTGACTATGCTGCAGGATTCTTTATTGAGGACTATGAGTTCCAAGAAGGATTCGGCGATCTTGATGAGCATAACGGTAGATTTGCAGTAACACCAGAATATCCATTTGGCGTGTATGCTTATTACATCACAGTTTCTCCAAATCCGGTAGCAAATGCTCTATCACCATTTCATAATAGGAGAGAACCTATATTCCCTTACATAGTTGGTGATTCATATAATTCAACATTATTACAGTATAATAATGAATTTACTTCAACACAAGATTCTTTACCTGAAGATTTATTAAGAAATACTGCGAAATATAACTTAGATGACTATCAATCAATATCAGATGGTTCAAAAACAAAGACTAGCATAGCATCTATAAAGAATACTCAAAAGGGATCTATCGATAGTTTGAAGATAGTTGACGGTGGAACAAATTACAATATAAATGACAAACTAACATTTGACAATTCAAAAACAGAAGGTTTTGGTTCATTTGGTAAGGTTACTGAATTAGTCGGAGTTGCTGCAACTGTTATTACCTCTGCTGTACAAATCAAAGAAAGAATTGAACTAATTGCTAATGGTAGAACTGTAACAGGTATTGTCACTTCTGGTTTACATGATTATGAGTCTGGAATACCCGTACAGATAAGTGGTATTTCATCTGCGATATACAGTGGATTAGAGGGAACATATCCAATCAAAGTCAAGTTTGTAAGAAGTGGATTAGGAACATCTCTACTTGCAAGTGGTTTGACCACTACAATTACTCTTCGTGACGATATTAATATCTTTGATATCAATGATATCGTACAAGTGGGTGATGAGCAGATGAGAGTGATTGAACGTGATCACCTCAATCAAAAGATTACATTCTTACGTGCCCAGAATGGAACTACAGGTGCTGCACATACTGATAGAGCAGAAATCTACAGAAAAGAAAATAAGTTTACGTATGAGATCGATAGACCAATAGATGCTCCAACTCCAAAGAATGAATTATATTATTTTGATGCTACTGGTAATATTGGTGTCGGTCTTACAGGTGGAGTAGGTATCGGCACCACCGTATCGTTTGTGGGTGCAGGAAATATCTCTACCACTACATTTCTTCCAATCAAGTCAATAAGACTTCCCGGTCATCCATTTGTACACGGTGATCCTGTAACTTATACACCCGGTGGTGGATCAAAGTTATTATATTCATTCGATGGCAGTAATACACATTTCTTACCAGAGACAGGACTGTTTGTACAGAAAATCAATAATGATCTAATTGGTATAGTGACCAATGCTTATCAGATTGATAATAAGCACGATAGAGTCTTCTTCAACGGAACTATTGGTATTGGTAACAGTCATTCATTCAGAACAAATAGAAACGTTCCAACTGCAAATGCAACTACATTTGAAGTTACTGTTTCGACTGCTACAACACATCATCTTGATAGATTTGATGAAATAGACATGAAAGTTGTTTCTGCAGGATCAAGCACACTCAATATCAATTATGATCCCGGAACTAGATTCATAAGTATTGGTTCATCAAATAATCCACCAATTACAACAACAATTGGTGAGCAACTTATATTTGACACTTCTGACAATGATCTATCAGGAACAAGACTAGACTTCTTCTTAGATCAAGACTTTACAAAGAGATTTGTCGGTTCTGGCAAATCAACCATGGAAAGAAGCGATACCTTGATTCCCGGAATCTCTTCTGCAAGAACTGTTTTACATGTCACTGAAAATGTGCCTGATGTTCTTTTCTACAAGTTCACATCTGTATCATCTAGCAAGTATGTTGATATTGATGAAGATGTGACTGATTATGGTAAAATTATTGTAAAAGCAAGTGAATTTACAGGTAAACACTCTCTAACCACATCTACAGGAACCACCTTCAAATTCTTTACTGGGGGACTACCAGAAAGAGTTGGATATACAAGTGAATCTAGTATTACTTACACTACATCTTCTGCAAACGCTCGTGGACCTATTTCCAAGGTTTTACTAGAAGAAGGTGGAATAAACTACAAAGATCTTCCAAAAGTATCTGTTGCTTCTACCACAGGTAAATCAGCAGTCATATTAGCAGAAACTGAAACTGCAGGTAAATTACTCACTACAGAAATTTTAGAATTTGGATATGATTATCCTTCAGACCCCACATTGAAACCTGAAGCATCTGTACCTAATATTATTACTCTAAAAGACAATTTCAGTCTAAAATCTATAGGAATCACTTCTACAGGTTCTAATTATCTAACTGCACCTGATGTCATCGTTTATAACAGACAAGATGATGTTGTAAACACAAGTATTGAGGCAGTAGCAAATCTAGAAGGATCCTCTGTCAATAGTGTTAGAATTATCAATTCTGGTGGTAATTTGAAGAGCACAGACACTGAAGTCTTTGCTGTCAACAATACAAACGGTGTTGGTATTATAAGTGCCACATATTCAGATCCTACAGTTACCTTGAGGTTACAAACACCTTCCGGTGGATTTACAACAGCATTACCTTTACCATTTACTATTGGAGATGAAATCTTTGTTGAAAACGTTGGAGTATCAACTGGGCATGGATATAACTCTGCTGACTTCCAGTATTCATACTTTGTCGTAAGTGGTGTCAATACCAATGCAGGTCTTGTTGATCAAGCAACTATTACATATAATGTGACCAAAAATCCCGGAATTCATGATTTCCAGAATTTTGGTATAGTAACTAAAAAGTCTGACATAGCACAATTCAACGCTACACTTGAAGAAGGTTCCTTCTTCTCAGGTGAAGAAATTTACAATAACAATGCAGAAACAAACATCTCCAGAGGACAAGATAGTTCCACAAATATTATTCGAGTTGATTCTGTTGATGGGTTCAATATCGGAGACCTTGTAACAGGAAGAACATCTAGAGCGTCAGGTGTAATAGAAAGTATCACTCCAAACACAGGTAGATTCACAATAGGATCTACATTGAAAAGGTCGTTTGGATGGCAAAAAGATACTGGTAAGGCAAATGAGTTCTTCCAAAGAATACAAGATAATGATTACTATCAAAACTTCTCTTACTCTCTCAAATCTCTTGTAGGAATATCAAGTTGGAGTGAACCAGTTGACTCACTGGCACACCCTGCAGGATTCAAGAAGCATTCAGATCTATTAGTACCATCAGTTGCATCAGTTGGATTAGGATCTACTGTATCAGCAAAAGAGCAAACTATCTCTTCTCTAGTTCTTATTGATAACGTAGCAGATACAAATTGTAAGCATGACTTTGATTTAGTCAGAGAATTGACTGACGCTGCTCAAACTAAGAGTGATAAGGTTGTATTCCAATCTAACAAGTTTGGTAATGCTTTGATTTGTAAGACAAACAGGGTGTTAGAAATAGATGATATCAGTCCACAATTCTACACAGATCCAAATCTACTAAGAGCAACAGAACTTGATACTTGGTCTGCTACTGATTTCACAGCAGTCAAATATTATGCTCAAGTAGTTCTTGACTCAACTGCAGGTGTATTGGTAAACGAAACACAGTATTCTGAGTTTCTTGTATCTCACAATGGTGAGGTATCGATGATCAATCAATACTCTGATTTGTCAGATTCTTTTGATCTTGGTGATTTTACTGCTGATATGGCTAATGGTCTGGTTACAGTATCATTCAGTCCTTATAACAGCACCTTTGTTTATGATGTAACAGTGTATCGTGAGATCCTGAATAATGGCGTGGGTGTTGGTACTACCTCATACGGTGGTATAAAGAAGGTTGGTGTTTCATCTTTTGTTGCAGCGTCAGGTTCTCCATCAGAACAGATCATTCAATCAATTGATGCCAATGCATTCAAATCTGGAACTGTTCTTGTTGCAGTCACTGGTAATCAAAAAGAGAAAGAAATCCTAGAGGCAAGTTTTGTCGGTGTTGGATCTACAGTCCAATACATTGAATACGGTATGATGAAGGAAGATATGGATTTGGGAACATTCAATGTGGGTATGACCACCACAAATGATATGCAGATCAAATTTACTCCTATCGCCGGTATGGGTGTGACAGTTGCAACATTGACCACCCTTGTAGGTGTTGGAACTACAGTTGCAGGAACTGGTATTCCGGGTGGTACATATGAAGTGGGTGATGCATATCTTCAGTCAAATAGAACTGAGATATCAGCATCCGGAACTCCTACTGCTACTAACGTATCTTCTTTATCATATAGTAATTACACCAGTGTTAAATATTATGTGGAAGTTGAGAATGTTACCAACAACGAATACTCAGCATTCCATATCGCTGCCAATGCATATGAAGGCGATTCTAATTATGTCAAGTATGGAAATGTCTCTACTGGTTTGACTGCTCGACGAGATATTCAGAATACAGATGTAAGTGTTTCTGGTTTCAATGTAATCTTACAATTTACTCCTATGGAGAATCGAGATTATATTGTGAGAGTATCTGAAATACGAATTGACAAACCTGATGATGTTGCTAACGACACTACGATAGAATACTAATGTTCAAGATAGGATCAGTAAATAAAAAATTCAATAGAGAAACTGAAACCTTTAGGTATTCATTTCATCTGACTCATCAGGGGGATCCCATCTTCCTAAAATCTTTTAGTGGTGCAGACACTTCTGCGGTTTTATTAGGTTCAGATACGATCGTATTGGATAATCATTTCTTCACTACAGGTGAAGAGTTGGAATATTTTGCAGATGGTACAGCGATAGGTATAGATCACACAAGTAGTGGTGTTGGTGCTGCTACCACATTACCGATGAAGGTTTATGCTATAAAGGTTGATGAAGGCAAGATTAAACTTGCAGCAACACCTGCTTTAGCAGCAGCAGGAACTCATATTGGTCTTACCACTGTCGGCGTAGGGGCAAGTCATTCATTTACTGCAAAGAAACAGAATAGTAAAGTTATAGTAGCACTGGATAATATTATTCAGTCTCCACTTTATAGTAAGGTTGGTGCTGCCACAACGACAGTATCAATTCTAAACAGAGTAGTATCATTATATGATGCAAGTATATTCAAATCTTATGATCTAATCAAGATAGATGATGAGATTATGAGAATTCAAGTTGTTGGATACAACGGTAATCCAAATGATGTTCTTGTAGATAGAGAATGGATGGGGACAAAATCAGCATCACATACTAATGGATCTGCTGTTCAATTAGTGAAGGGTGACTATAATATTATCAAAGATAGAATTACTTTTGCTGATGTTCCTTTTGGTGGTATCAAAGTCAATGTTGGCGTAAGTTCAAATCAATTCAACCTAACAACGAATAGTTTTACAGCACTATCTGATTTTCTTGTGAGTGGATCAGAAGTAAGACTTAGAAGTGTGAATCCCCCTGCACCATTAGTGGGTAATGATAATTACTTTATTATCAAGAATGGAGTAAATAACTTCTCTATAGCAGCAAATAGAGGAGATGCTCTTGTTGGCACTGCTATCACACTTACATCTGCAGGTATAGGAACTCACAACTTCTTATTTGTTGATACATCAAACGGAAGTTCGTTCCAAGGAAGATCCTTTATGAGATCTGATTACACTGGCAACGTGGTGATGGACGACGTTTCTGGAGGTTTTACTGGTATAGCGAAGACCTTTACTATTACAAGTGCAGGTGTCAACACAACAGGTATTACCAGTGATTTTGGTGCTATACTTGTAAACAATATATTCCAGAAACCAGAAGTAGATTATGACTTCATAGGTGGTTCTTCAACTGGTATAACATCGATAAGATTTACAGGTAATAGTTCAAATACTATAAATCTAAGTGATGTAAATGCAAATAATTTACCCAGAAAGGGTCTTATAGTTTCAATAGCAAATTCGGAGGGATATGGATATCAACAACGACAAGTGGGAACAGGAACCGCAGTGGTTACGGGATTTGGTACGATTACAGTTGCAATTGGATTTAGTGGATCCGGATACAGAAATCCTCCTACAACTTATAGAATTTTGGTCGATGGCGGAAATCCTACGGTTGGGAGTGCTGGCACATTTACAGTCGAAGGGGGACATATAAAGGATGTGTACATGAATCCTGTGGGTACAGGATATACATGGACTGATGTTCCTAGAATTACCTTCGATAGTCCAGTAGGATATGATGATTTACAACTGATTAGTTCCTCAACTGGTGTTGGTGCTTCTGTAACAGTGGATGTGGGTGCAGGACTCAGTATATCATCATTCAACTTGAATAATATTGGATATGGGTTTACACAAGGAGAACAACTAAGAATTGCAGGAATACCAACTGTTACAAGTATTGGATCTACATTTAAAAACGCTGTATTTACAGTAACTGAAACAAGAGATGATGAATTTGCAGGATGGGTATTTGGTAAGGTTCAAGTTTTAGATGATTTTTCTAACGAGTTTGATGGTCGTAAGAAAGTCTTTACAATGACCGAAAATAATGAACCCTTGAGTGTAGAAAAAAATCCCGGTTCACTTATTGATTTACAGCATAATTTACTGATATTCTTGAATGATATAATTCAGGAACCCGGTGTTTCATATGTGTTTAGTGGTGGAACACAAATTGAATTTACTGAACCTCCTGTAGAGGGCACATCTTTACAAGTTTTATTGTATAGAGGAACTGACTCTGATGTCGCCATAGAAGGTGCACTACAAACAGTCAAGGCTGGTGATAGTATAAGAATTAGAAAGACTAATGAAGATATCACTCCTGTCACACAGAATGAAAGAATTGTTTCTGCAATTACTTCAAGAGACACACTAAGAACAAACGTATATTCTCAACAGGGGATATCAAATCAGATTGCACCACTAAGACCTGTAGTTTGGTGTAAGCAACAAGATGATTTGATTGTTGATGGTGCTGTTGTAAGTAAAGCAAGAGATATTTACGATGCAAGAGTAAAACCTGCAACGAGAATTATAAAGAGCATCAGTACAAGTGATAACACCTTCTACACAGGTGGTGGATCTGTAGTATTCAGCACTACAGAAGAACCAAATACAACAACATTTGGTGTTCAAATAATAGATGCTGATAAAAATAACACTGGGTTTGGAACTACCACATTCACAAACCCTGTTGAGACAGTAACAGGAGTATCTGTTTCTGGAGATCATGGTGTAATAACTGGTATTGGAACAACTGCACAAGGAATACAGTTCAACATGCATATACCGTTATCTTCACCAATCAGAGATAATGATTTGGGTGGTTTGACTAAGACAGGGATTTCCACCGGAGATTACTTCTTAGTAAGTAGATCAAATGTAGGAAGTGGAGTGACTGCACTATCACAAGATAGAACAGTTGCTATTTCGTCATGCTCTGACCTTATAGATACTGTGTTCCAAGTGTCTCATATAGAAGATATCGCCCCTGTGGGTTCTGCATCTTCTGTTAGAGTTCATGTAAATGTAGAGACTGGTCATGGTCTAAACTTTACAGGACTAGGTTCAGGGGTTGGAAACTATTACGGTGACTATAGTTGGGCAAAATTCAGTTCATCTAGAACCACTGGAATAGCATTTACTTGCAATACCTCAGATGGACTCACAGGTCTGTCTACTGCACCGACAATAGTTCGTACAACGAAACTATCACTAGATTATACCTAAATAACACTATCAGTTTGTAGAAAAGAATGCCTGCGATCATTACAGATCAAATCAGAGTATTAAATGCGGAGAATTTTGTCAACGGAATTTCAACCACGACAAATAGTTACTACGTGTTTATAGGGTTGCCGAATGCTACGGAAGTTAATTCAGATTGGAATACCAATACTCCGGCACCTATTGATAACTTTGACGATCACGACAACATATACGATACACTAATATCTGCTAAGAAAGTCAATTCTAGCGATGTGCTTCAAGTCATAAGAAAAATTTCTTGGACTACTGGAACGATATACGAGATGTATCGTCATGATTATGATATCAATAATACAACTCCACAGACTAATTCGTCTAATTTATATAATTCTAATTTCTATGTGATGAACTCTGATTTCAGAGTTTATGAGTGTATATACAATGGAGCAAACCCAACTAATAGTGGTAAGGGTATTGCATCACTTGAAGAACCAACACATACTGATTTACAACCAAGATTAGAATCTGATGGGTACTTGTGGAAATATCTTTATACTATAAAACCAAGCGATATTGTAAAATTTGATAGTGTAGATTATATTCCAGTTCCACAAAACTGGTTGACTAATACTGATACTCTTGATGTGAGAAATGCTGCTGTAGACGGTAAGATAGAGACAATAGTTATAGAAGACACATCATCTGCTGCCTATCAATTCAGTGGTACAAAAAACAATGTTCCTATAAGAGGAGATGGTCAGGACGGATTAGCATCTGTCACATTTGTGAATGGTAAACCAACTACTGTTCAGGTAACGAATGGTGGTTCAGGATACTCCTTTGCAACATTAGATTTGAATTCAGTTGTTACAGGATCGGGTGCAGAATTTTCAGTTATAATACCACCACCAAAAGGACATGGTGCAGACATATACACAGAACTAGGAGCAAACAAGGTTCTTGTATATTCAAGAATAGAAAATAGTGATACTACAAACCCTGATTTCCCAACAGGTAATCAGTTTGCTCGTATCGGAATAGTGAAGAATCCAAATGTAAACGGAACCACTAATTTACTAACTGCATCAAGTGCAAGTGGAGTATATGGTCTTCGTCTTGTAGGAGCAGCATCCAGTACAATGAGTGTATCTGTTGATGGACAGATTACACAAACAATTGGTATAGGATCAACTGCAGTTGGAAAGATTATATCATACGATCCAGTTACTAAATTCCTGAGATATTGGCAAGATAGATCCCTTGCTACAAATAGTTCTTCAGGTGCAAATCCCACCTACGGTTACCGTCTAAATAGGTTCACGAGCACTCCTGCAACAGGAGGTTCTATCAACGTTGTTGTGACAACAACCACAGGAACAGAAACTGTAGGAATTGAAACCACATTCACAGGTGTTTCTACATCAGTGAACTCAAAAACATATTATTTTGGACAATCCATCAGTAGCGGTATTGCTTCCCCTGAGATAGAAAAATACTCTGGTGATATCATTTACATTGATAACAGACCAGAGGTGACAAGAGCAGCAAATCAAAGAGAAGATATTAAAATCGTCTTAGAATTCTAAAGATGCCACAGAACACCAACCTAAACGTCAATCCATATTTTGATGATTTCGATAAGAATAAGAAGTTCAACAAAGTCTTATTCAAACCCGGAACACCTGTTCAAGCAAGGGAACTGACAACACTACAATCGATCTTACAAGATCAGATTGAAAAATTTGGACAACATATGTTCAAAGAAGGATCCGTAGTGATACCCGGATCTGTTGCTTATGATGATTCATATTATGCTGTAAAATTAGAGTCTACATTTTTTGGTGTTCCTGTAGAGTCATATTTTGATCAATTAGTTGGGTTAGAAATAAAAGGTAAAGCATCAGGTGTAACTGCTGTAGTCAAGAGTGTTCTAAAGGCATCAAAGTCCACTCAAGATGCTACAACATTATATGTAAAATATCGTGCAGCTAACGCTAATGACAAGACAACACAAACTTTCCAAGATGGAGAGAACCTTGTTACTCTATCTGACTTCACTTTTGGCAGTACTACTACTACTGCAGGATCGGATTTTGCAACTTGCATTCTAAAAAATGCCACATCAACAGGATCAGCATTTACTGTTGTTGAGGGTGTATTCTTTGCTCGTGGTGCCTTTGTACAGGTAGACACAGAGACTATAGTATTAGATCAGTATTCTAATAATCCTTCATATAGAGTCGGATTCCAAGTTATTGAAGAGATTATAACTGCTGTAGAGGATGACTCATTATACGATAATGCTGCAGGTTTCAGTAACTATACAGCACCGGGTGCTGATAGACTCAAGATTAGTCTAAAACTAACAAAAAAAGCATTAGACAACTTTCAAGATGAAAACTTTATTGAACTCTTCAGAACCAATAAAGGTGAAATCAAGAAGATTGTTGTAAGAACTGTATATAATGAATTAGCAAAAGAACTTGCTAGAAGAACATTTGATGAGAGTGGAGATTACTTTGTAACACCATTCTCCTTTGAATCGAAGGAAAGTCTGAATGATAGACACACACAATTTGGTGTCTTCTTCCCAGAAGAAACTACTGATGATAATAACACTCCATCTAAAGATCTTGCAAGTATCAAAGTTGGACCCGGAAAAGCATATGTCAAAGGTTATGAAGTAGAAACCTTTGGAGCATTATTTGTAGATTCTAAAAAACCTAGAGAAACAGAATTGGTAGAGTCATCTACTGTTCCCTTTCAAGCAGGAAATCTTATAAGAGTCAACAATGTATATGGTGGTGCTAGTGTTGGTATAGCAACAACAGGATATGTTGACCTAAGAAGTAACAGATTAGGCACTGACAGAGATGAACCTGCAGGTCAGTCAGTTGGTAGAGCAAGAGTATATGATTTCAAACTATCTGCAGGAGCATATGCAGATGCCACATCTAGTTTTGATCTATTCTTATTTGACATACAAACAGACACAGAGATCACTCTGAATAACACGTTATCAATCTCAGCACCTGCATTAGTAGAAGGAAAGAGATCTGGTGCAAGAGGATTCTTGAGATCTCAGACAGGTAATATATTGACATTACATCAGACTGCAGGTCAGTTTATTCAAGATGAAGCGATTACTGTTGACGGTATCGATAATGGTAGAATCATTACTAAGGTCACAGAGTTTGGTGTAAATGATATTCACTCAATCAGACAGGAAGTTGGTGTTCAAACATTTAGTGGTGATACAGTTCTAGAACCTAGAATTGTATTTGGTGGACAATCATTCAACTTTACTGCTGCTGCAGGAAGTAAATCAACAGTATCATCATCTTCAAATTCATGGACAGTTGGAATACAAACGGGAGACATCATTCAGTATAACAGATCTGGTATTACTGGAACTGTATTAAACAGAGTCAAAACTGTATCTGCTGTAGGTACAAGCATTGAAGTGGAAGCAGTTGCAAACGTATCTGATGTATGTACAGGATCTATTCCTTCTGTTGCAACTAATGTATCAGGTTTGAGTGTTGTATCTCCAATCATAAGAAATTCACAGAGTGGATTCTTATTTGCAGATATGCCTGATAGTAATGTAGAATCTGTTGATCTTACACGTTCAGATATATTTGTAAGAGGAGAACTTAGAAATAGATCAACGAACTCACTAGGAACATTAGATCTACCATCTCTAAGTGGCACAGATTTTGTATATGCACCATTTGATGAAGAAAGATATACAGTATTATATGAAGATGGCACAATTGAACCCCTTACAACAGATCAGTTTGCAATAACTGGTGGTGGAAAAGGTGTAACTTTGAGTGGATTATCTGCAAGTAAAAGTAATGTTGTTGTTCATGTAACAAAACAGAAAACAAAAGTTGTAGCAAAAGATAAAGATCTAATACGTTGTGAATCTATAGTTGTAAGTGGATCAAAATACACCTATTCAGGTGTCTCAACTTCGATAAGCGATGGACTTACTTATAATCTTGCCTATGGTAAGAGAGTGCAAGATAGAGAGGTATCTCTAGATACTGCTGATATTGTAAGAGTTCGTGCTGTATTTGAATCTTCAACAAATGCTGATCCAACAATTCCATCACTTACATTCACAGGTTTGAATGGACCAAATGCTAACAACTCAGATCTCATCAAGGGTGAATCTGTTATAGGTAAAGTTTCAGGTGCCTCTGCGTTGATTCTAGGCACTACTGGCACTCAATCTGCATTTATTGTAAGTAGTAATGAAGGAAACTTTATAGAAGGTGAAGAGATTACATTTACTGAAAGTAAAGTTGGTGGTAAGATTAGTTCTGCAACACTAGGTGATAAAGAAATAAGTGGAAACTTTATATTAGATAATGGTCAAAGAGCAGAGTTCTATGATTTTGGTAGACTCATAAGAAGACAGGGTTCTCCTGAACCATCGGGCAGAATCAAGATATTCTTTGATAAATTCGTAATCAATTCTGAAGATAGTGGTGAACTTGTAACAGCAAGTAGTTATGGTGCAGATGTGTATGATATTGTTCCTAGTTTTAGAGGAACAAGAAACACTGATGTAGTTGATATGAGACCAAGAGTTTCAGATTACAACTCAGCATTATCACCATTTGAGTGGAGTGCAAGAGTATTCTCAGGATCTGGACAATCAGTTGCAAACGTTCTTGTTTCTGATGAAAATATCACATTTGATTATAAGTATTATCTTGGTAGAATAGACAGATTATTCTTGAATAGTGATTCTACTTTCACATTGGTAGAGGGAACTCCTTCTAGAACACCTACAATACCCGAAGGAATTGATAGTTCATTTGAATTAGCAGAGATCACATATGCTCCATATGTATTCGATGTCAATAGAGATATTACTATCGAAACAAAAGGTAATAAGAGATACACCATGAGAGATATTGGTGCTATCGAAAAGAGAGTTGAGAATGTAGAATTTGCAACTTCATTATCATTACTAGAAGCAAAAACTGAAGCATTAGTTGTCAAAGATCCAGACACAGGATTAGACAGTTTCAAAACTGGTTTTGCTGTAGATAATTTTAGCACTTTTGCTCTAGCAGACACTTCATTACCAGAATTAAAATATGATGTGCAAGACGGTGCTGCTGTAGCAAGGGCAAATTATGATGCTGTTGATCTACTCATTGGATCTGAATCATTGATTGGTTTGACTGGTGTTCCTAATAATGCAGTTGATGTTAGATATGCAACTGACTTAGGTTCTCAAAATGTAACCAAGAAAGGATCTAAAGTTCTTCTAAACTATACAGAGGTTGTAGATTTTGATCAACCATTTGCAAGTAGAGTTGTAAATGTCAACCCATATGATGTGGTGACATGGTTTGGTCAAATGAAAATCAATCCAACAGAAGATGTATGGGTAGAAAGAAGATTCGAGAGTGTTGACGGTGGTTTTGGTGTCACTGAGGTGATTACAGAAACTGAGTCAATACCAAATCTAAGATCACAAAATATTGAGTTTACAGGATACAGACTAAAACCCGGAACCAAATTCTACAGTTCATTCTCTAGAACTGACATGTCAGATCAGAGAAGTTTGACAGTTCCAAAACTAATAGAAGTAACACCAGTCAAAGGTGCATTCCAAGTTGGTGAAACTGTATCAGGTAAGTTACTCAACAATCAAAATTCCAATACAGTTCCTGAGATTAGATTCCGTGTTGCAACACCTAATCATAAAGATGGTCCATACAACGCTCCAACTTTAGTTTATGAATCAAGTCCTTATGATGGTGCAGGTATATCATCCTCCTACAGTGACACAAGCACACTTATCAACGTAGACACCGGTAGTTTGAATCAGAAATCTGATGAAAGATTCTTTGGTAATATTGTCAAAGAGATGAGACTTGTGGGTGAAACAAGTAATGCAGAAGCACAGGTCAAAGAAGTTAGATTGATTTCTGATAGTTTTGGTGCGTTGCAAGGATCTATTCATATACCTGATAGCAATCCTAACTTTACCAACGGAAGTAACACAGTTGGTTTGAGTGCTGCTAAAGGTGATCCAGCTCGAGTTCCCGGACAGTTACCAATCAGTAAAGCAAAGGCAAACTTCTTCTCTAGAGGAGAGTTGATTACACAGACCACTATAAACAGGATAGCACCTCCACCTCCTCCACCACCACCAGAACCAGATGATGATGATCCTTTAGCACAGTCATTCAATGTGACTGAGTATCCCGGAATATTCATGACATCTGTGGATATGTTCTTCTTCTCGAAGAGTAATAGTATCCCTGTTGAGGTAAGAATAGTCCATGTAGAGAATGGATATCCAACAAAACGTACAATAGCAAGTAAGGTTCTAGAACCAAGTCAGGTTTCAACATCTGACAATGGAACAGTAGCAACTAACTTCCAGTTTGACTTCCCAGTATATCTTGCTGCAGGAGAATATGCTTTTGTTATACTAGCATCTACTCAAGAGTATCAAGCATGGATATGTCGTGTAGGTGAAGACGACATTCTTACTCGTGATTTACCAGAACTTGCAAAGGTTGTAATCAGTAAGCAACCATCTACAGGTTCACTATTCAAATCACAGAATGCATCTACTTGGACAGCATCTCAACTAGAGGATCTCAAGTATAAAGCATATAAAGCGAAGTTTACAACTGGTCAGGGCACATTCAAGATGTATAACCCAGAGTTGCAAACATTCAATCAAAGAAACTTACTACCTTCTAATCCTATAGAAGTATTTGATAAGAAAGTTACCGTTGGTCTCTCTTCTGATTTGAAGAATCCAAATATTGTGGTTGGTACACAAATCAAACAAAACAATAGGACATCTAGTGGTTTTGTTGAAGGTAAATTAGGTGCTGTTGGTGCAGCAAATACTGGATTCAGTATTACTAATGCAGGTATTGGTTACTCTAACACAACCTTTGGTGCTGTGAACTTCACAACCTTGACTGGTAATGGATCTGGTGCAACAGGTATCGTTACTGTATCAGGTGGCACTGTAGATAGTGTATGTGTTCTAAACACAGGATCTGGATATCAAGTTGGTGATACTGTGACTGCTACTCTTGGAAGTAACAATCTTGGTAGAAACTTGGTATTGACAGTTGGTGTTGTAACATCCACTAATGCATTGAAATTGACAGGTGTAACAGGACAAGACTTCAATACATCTGAACTTGTACAGTATGTTCCATCAGGAGGATCAGGAGTTGGTCTAGGATCAACACTTGCATCTATCACACCTACAAGTGTAACAATAAACGCTGATGAGTTTGATGGTAAGCATGTAAGAGTTTCTCATCCTAATCATGGTATGCATGCCTTCAATAACACAGTTGATTTGACTAGAGTTGAGGGAGATACTATACCAACAAATATTACTGTTGGATATGGTGCTAGTTCTATTGAGAATATCAGTATTGGTTCTTCTTCTAACTTTGGTATATTTGAAGGATCACAAGTATCTACAACAAATCCCGGATTTGCATTGATAGGTAACGAAATTATTGCATACACTGGTGTAGGTAATAATGTGTTGACTGGTATTACAACAAGAGGTGTTGATGGCACAACAACTCAATCATTCTTACCCGGAACACCTATTCAAAGGTATGAGTTCAAGGGTGTCTCACTAAGAGAAATCAATAAGCAGCATAGTTTTGCTGATGTCACAAATTCTATTACAGAGAAGATTGGTTTAGATCATTACTTCTTGAAGATTGGTGGCACAAAGACATTTACATCACATTCACTAGGTGGTGGAGTAAATGCAAGAGCATCACAGAATGTTCAGTTTGAAGCAATGACTCCAAATCTAAAACACACTTTACCTGATAATACAAGTATCAGTGCTAGTGCAAGAACTACATCTGGCACAAGCATAAGTGGTAGTGAAACATCATTCCAAGATCGTGGTTATCAACCAGTATCTCTTGGTGGTGAAACTAAATTTGCAGACCCTCGAATCATTGCATCTAGAGTCAATGAATCAAATAAACTTAGTGTATTACCGGGTGCCAAATCATTCACACTTGATGTAACTATTGGTAGTACAAATGAGAATGTGTCACCTGTTGTTGATGTCTTTGATAGTAATATCACATTGAGATCATCAAGAGTAAATGCACCCATCACAAACTACATCACTGATAGAAGATCTAATACTCTTCTTGAAGATCCTCATACATTCTCATATGTAACATCTGTAATTGGATTAGAGAATCCTGCAAGTTCATTGAAGGTCATTCTCGCTGCATTCAAACCCGGAACTTCTGAAATCAGAGTTCTTTACAGATTGAGAAGGACAGATGGTTCTGATATCGATAAGGTATTTGAACTAATGCCCGGATTCAATAACATTGATATCAATGGTAAAGTTATTGATGGTAAGAATAATGATGGTACATCTGATAGACAGATAAGTAATAGTGTGGCAGGACAGTTCCTAGAACATCAGTTCACAGCGAATGGTCTTCCTCAGTTTAGTGGTTATCAGGTCAAGGTTGAAGTTATTTCAACCAATCAGGCACAATCACCAAGCATACGTGACTTTAGAGTGATCGCTTTGGCATAGTGAACCTCCCATCTCTCCAAGATATAATAAGGAGATACTTTCGTCTTCCCCGTAAGAAATTATGGATCGTTGCTTTGAAAATTAATCGTTGGCCAGTCAAATGGTGGGACGAAGAAGTAGAAGCAAGAAGGAGAAAGGAGGAATTACGTAAAAAGCGAATCAAATCTTTATACCCCAGTAATGGCAAAAAATGATTAATGCATGGAGTTTAGCAGCAGAGGTTCTTGAGGGAACTTTAGATGAAACTTATCCAATTATGAAAAAAGCACCTATCAACGATCGTGACGATCTAAAAAGAGATTTAGATACTGGAGCGATCGTGAACACAGACACCATATATTATGAAAAATATATGGCAGAAAAGAACAGGGTCAAAACACAACGGAATGAAATCACCGAACTGAGAGCAGAGATAGAACTGCTCAAAGCGTTGATACGTGATAAATAATTTTAGTAAATTAAGTATAAATGTCAGTTCCAACAGTCAATCTAGTAATTGAGCAGGGTACTGACTTCGCGAGGACGTATTCCTTGAAGAAGTCAGATAATACCCCATTGGATCTTTCCATCTATACGTTTGAAGCGAATATGTTCAAAAGTCGTTCCGCTATGCAAAAGGGAATGTCAGGTAACATGATTAGTATGGGCACTACCTTTGGTAATACTCCCTCACTAGGGCAACTTACTGTATCCTTTGCATCGACAGAGACAGCAGTTGGCATACTTACAGCAGGTAGATATGATTATGATATTGTTATTGAAAATACCAATAACAATAAAAAGACCAAGGTTATTACTGGTCAAGCATTAGTAAATGGCACCGCTATCTAATGGCAGATGACATCCAAGTATTTGTAGTCGAATCAGATTCTGATTTCGTCGCGTCTATTACAGTAGACGATAATAATGTGGCGGATACAAATATTTCGGGTGATGGTGTTGGAGACCTTATAGTGCAATTTGTTTCTAGTGGAACAGGAGTTGGAGGAACAGTAAATAAATTAGTAGAACTTGGAGACATACAATCCACTAATCTCAATAGTTCAACAGGGGCAGGAAATAAATTTGTATTGACATATGATGCACCAAATGATAAGTTTGTATTCGTAAATCCAGACGAGGTAATAGATGCAGCAGTGGGTGCCGGAGCAACATTCCCACCACCAGTAGGACTCTCTACAGCAGCAATAGACTACTTAGACACTGCATTAGACGATAAGATAGATTTAGACGCTGGTACATTCTGATGAGCAGTCTAAAGGATCTAGATGATGTAGTTTCAACTAATCTAAATTCAGGTGCTGATAAATTTGTACTAATCTTCGATGCAGATCAAAATAAGATGATCTTCGTAAATCCAGACGACGTAATAGATTCAGCAGTAGGAATATCATCAACAAGACATACACCAACTTTTTCTTGGTGGGATGGTGTTTTAGGAACTCTTACAGTGCAAATTGCTAATCACGGGTTCTCAGTGGGAGATCATATTAAGATTGCTGATTATGGAATAACTTTTACCTGTGATCAAGATAGTCATGCTACTAATCATCCATATCCTAGACCAACAGATTTTGCTAGTGATAGGTGGTTGACTATTACTCAGACTCAGACAAATACTTTCAGAGTCCAAGCAACTGATACAATACCCTCTACAAACGTAGGTGTTCATACATTTGTATCTGCAGTTGCAAACAGTGTTTATCACACATCAGATCCTACACCAATAGGACTTACTACAGAAACAATTGCTTACCTTGATACAGCATTAGATGATAAGATAGATTTAGACGCAGGGACTTTCTAGGTATAGTTACTTTTTTTAATAAATACTAAAGAAGAAAACAACATAACTTAAACAAAATACATGGGAGCTCCTGTTTTACAGTTTAAGAGGGGTCAGTTTTCAAATCTACCGGGACTACGTGCGGGTGAACCGGGATTTACGACTGACAAATTTGACCTCTACGTGGGTATTGACTCCACGACGTCTGCAAATAAATTTTTCGGATCACATCGTTATTGGAACAGAGAAACTACGACAGTAGGTTCATCTGTCAGATTAGTTGAAGGAAGTAATAATGGTTCAAATTATATTGCACTCAAATCACCTAACTCGCTAGGTGGAAATGTTACATACACTTTACCCGGAACCGATGTCGCGAACGGTATCTTAGTAAGTGATGGATCAGGTAATTTATCATACACAACCACAGTCACAGGATCTGGTTCTGGTTTATCAGCAGGATCTGTTCCATTAACATCACTTGATATAGATGGTGGAACAGACATCGGTGCTGATTTAGCAGACGGTGACTTACTTGTAGTTGATGACGGTGCAGGCGGTACTAATAGAAAGACCGCTATGTCACGAGTCAAGACTTATGTTCTTGGCGGTGGATCAGGAGCAACCTTTGCCGGAATCAATGTAACAGGTATTGGTACTATTGCTTTTGCTGATGCAACTCAACTCAAAGTATCTGGTGTTTCTACATTCACAGGTGCTATTGATGCAAACGGAAACTTAGATGTAGCAGGAACTGCCACATTTGCCACTCCACTTGCAAACTCAAACTTAGCAAACGATAGTGTTTCTTTTGGTGGAGTATCTGTTGATCTTGGTGCTTCTGATGCAACACCTGCATTTGATCTAAGTGATGCTACAAACTATCCTACCAGTAGTTTGAGTGGTACTATAACCAATGCTCAACTTGCAGGATCTATTGCAAATGATAAACTTGCTGGATCGATTGCAAATAACAAATTAGCAAACAGCACAGTATCTTTTGGTGGTATATCTCTAGCACTAGGTGGAACTGATGCAACTCCGGCATTCAACCTGAGTGATGCTACAAACTATCCTACAGGTAGTTTGAGTGGTACTATATCCAATGGTCAGTTAGCAGGATCTATTGCAGATTCAAAACTTAACACCATAACCACAGCAAATAAAGTTGGTCTTGCTGCTTTAGATATAGATGGTGGCACAGATATAGGTGCTGATCTAGCGGATGCTGACTTACTTATTGTTGACGACGGAGCAGGCGGTACAAACCGTAAGACTGCAATGTCTAGAGTCAAGTCTTATGTTCTAGGTGGTGGATCAGGTGCTACATTCGCTGCTATCAACGTAACAGGTATTGCAACAGTAGCATATACAGATGCAACTCAACTCAAAGTATCTGGTATCTCGACATTTACTGGACAGACAAACCATTCAACAATCAATGCTTCAAGCACTGTTACTGGTAGTGCATTCCACACAGGTGCTGAAGGATCTGCAATCAGAGTTACTTCAAACACAATATCAGGTCCTGCTACAATCACTCTTGACCCTGCAGGGGTAGGTGATAATACAGGTAAGGTTGTTATTGCCGGTGACTTACAGATTGATGGTACAACTACCACGGTTAACTCAACCACTATGACAGTGGATGATAAGAACCTTGTTTTAGGATCTGGTGCTGCTAATGATGCTGCTGCAGATGGTGGTGGTATTACTATCGAGTCTGGTTCAGGTAATAAGACATTCCAATTCCAAGATACAGGTGATAACTTAGGATCTTCTGAAAACCTAAACGTTGCTTCTGGTAAGGCATACAAAGTAAACAATGTATCAGTTCTAAATGCAACAACTCTTGGATCAAGTGTCGTAAACAGTTCTCTTACATCTGTAGGAAACCTAACAACTCTTGATGTAACTGGAGCAACAAACCTAAACGCTACTACTCAGTCAACCAGTAACACAACTGGTGCTTTGATAGTTGATGGTGGTGTTGGTGTTGCTAAGAACCTCAACGTAGGTGGTGCTCTTGATGTTGATGGACAAATCACAAGTGGTGCCCCACTAAGAAACTCAACCGGAGATGGATTGATTCCCGGAGTTGGTGTTATCACAGCGACTTCTGATGCCGGTCTTGTAACTGCATTCAAATTCAGAGGTAATGGTCTAGAGAACTTCATTGTTGAAGATGGAGTTGCTGACGTTGTTCTATCTGGTGTTGCTGCTACTACATTCACAACATCTGAGACAACAACTGCAACTCAAGGACAGACTGCTATATCAGTTTCTGCAGGATACACAGATGGATTCCTTGACGTATATCTAAATGGTGTTCGTCTAATCACAGGAACTGACTACACTCAGACAAACGCAACCACAGTTACTCTTGCATCAGGTGCTACTGCAGGCGACGAAATTGAAACTGTTGCTTGGAAATCACTTGGTGATGTTGTAAACATCTCAACACTTAAAACTGCTAGTGATCTAACAGTATCTGGGGTGGCAACTGCAACCGGTGGATTTGTTGGAAACTTGACAGGTAATGTTACTGGTAATACATCTGGTTCGTCTGGATCTTGTACTGGTAACTCTGCTACTGCTACTGAAGCAACAAACATTACTGTCACTGCAAATAACGCAACCAACGAGACTGTTTATCCATTATTTGTAGATGGTGCAACTGGAACTCAAGGTGCTGAAACTGACACAGGATTATCTTATAATCCTTCAACAGGTGCTCTTACATCTACATCTTTTGTAGGTAACCTAACTGGTAACGTAACTGGAAATACTTCTGGTTCATCCGGATCTTGTACCGGTAACGCTGCAACTTCTACTGTTGCTACAACTGTAACTGTTGCTGATGAGTCGGCAGACACAACTTGTTTCCCTCTATTTGCTACTGCTGCAACTGGAAACCTCGCTCCTAAGAGTGGAGATAACTTAACATTCAATGCTGACACAGGTGCTTTATCTGCTACATCTTTCTCAGGATCTGGTTCTGGATTGAGTGCAGGTACTGTTCCATTAACATCACTTGACATAGACGGTGGTACAGCGACATCAACACTCGCTGATGCTGATCTATTCATCGTTGATGATGGTGCAGGTGGTACAAACCGTAAGGTAACCTTTGAAACCATCTCTGACGCGATTCTAGGCGGTTCTGGTGGTGCTACATTTGCTGCTGTAAATGTAACTGGTATTGGTACATTCGGTGGAATAATCGATGGTAACGGTGGTGCTAACATCTCAGGTGGTGCAGGTTTAGTTGCTTCAAGTGCAAAGGTTTCAGATCTTACTTCTGGAAGAGTTGTTCTTGCAGGAACATCTGGAGAGATCGAAGACAGTGGAAACCTCACATTCAACGGTTCAGCACTAACAGTTACTGGTACTGCTAACGTAACAAGTAATCTTACAATTGGTGGTAACCTAACGGTCAACGGTACGACTACACAGGTCAATACAGTCAACACAACCATTGAAGATACATTACTTGAACTTCAGAAGGTTGATGGTGGTAACTTAGGTTCAGATACCAACAAAGACGTTGGTCTTGTAATGAACTACTATGACGGTTCTGCTAAGAAAGCAGCAGTCTTCTGGGATGATTCTGCAGGAAGATTTGCTTTCGGTAGTGTGGTTACTGAAACTGCAGGTGTTCTAGGGTCTATCACATACGGTGGTGTTGAAATCGGTTCGTTGTACCTCAACGATTGTGCAGGTGCTTCACAAGTTATCTCATGTAGTGGTACTACAAGATCACTTGAGAACATCACTATCGACGGTGGTTCGTTCTAAAATAGAGTTATAAAACTTTGATATATAAGGGGACTAGACAGTCCCCTTTTTTATTGTTTACTATGGATCCTGAAGTACAAGCATTGATTGCAGTTTACCAAAAGAGATTGGCAGACGTAACTGCACAAGCGATTGCCTATGAAGCAAGAATTTCAATTTTGGCGAAACAAATACAAGAATTAACACAACAACCTCCTATTCCAGAACCTCCTGCACCACAGAAAAAATCAGCAAGAGGTAAAAAAACAGACGCTGGAACTTTTTAGATTGTAACGATCTATACGGTTATCCTTGACAATAAGTATTAATTTTTTTATAATTACTTATGTGTTCATTTCAAAACAAAATGCATAACAGAGAAGTCTCTTACAACAATCTTCGAGCATGGACTGCTGAAGGTGAAATGCTAAGTTCAACTGATCCTATTGATGATTATTTTGAGTGTATAACCGAATGCGATCCAGTAGACAAACAATGTATAACATCATGTAGAACTTTATTGTAATCTATGGAATCTTATTTTAATGGTAAGTGGTCAGACAGCAGTTTCGATTCGTATAAGTGGTCTGGTTACCGATTGGTCGATGAAGTAAATTCCCATAATCCTCATTCTGTATTGGACGTAGGTTGTGGTTTCAACAGATTGAAAGGAAAAATAAACAACTTGGTCGGCATCGACCCGTATAATGATTATGCTGACATAAAAGTATCTCTAGAAGATTACACCGGTGGACCCGTAGACATAGCATTATGTCTTGGGTCTATTAATTTTGGAGATGCATATACAATTGACAAGCAGATCTCATTACTTGATAATATCTGGCATAAGAGAGCATATTTCAGAGTCAATCCCGGCATAGAACATTCGTGGCATGACAAGGCAGATTGGGACGGAATCGTTTGGTATGACTGGACTCGTTCAAAAATTGACAGTATTGTTGCTAACTACAAATATCACTTAGGTAGGTTTGAAGAAGAATATACAACACAAGGTCATAAGCGTTACTACTTTGAATTATATAAATAATCCCGTAACTACAAGTAATACACAAATGTTATCTGGAACCGATTTTGTAAAAAAAATCAAAGAAGGAAACAAAGAATTATTTGAAGCATCACGCTCAAATGTTCGTCGTTTCTTCGAGTCAAAACCAAGCGATGAGTATCTTGTTGAGCACTTCCGTGGACGTATGGTTAACGAAGCT